AGTGCTATGAAGTTTCCTGCTGATAAAAAAATATGGACAGACAAGCAATTAGATAAGTATTTCAACATGATTGAACGACTTGTTGATATGCCTGTTGAATATTCACAAGATGACTTTGAAAATATGTCTATACAGGAGAAGTTGTCAGCAGTAGGTATAGAGTCAGAAGATATAACGCCAGGATTGCAAGGTTCTGGTGATATGCTAGGAGGCATAGTAGATAAGATGGAACAACAGAATAAGTATAGAGATGACTTGAAATGTCCATATTGTGGACAGATGGTGTACGATAATCGTAACAGCAAGAAGTCAGATAAAAGTCCAGACTTTACATGTTCTACAAATGACCCTGCTATATGCGGTGGACATAGTGGGAAGTGGCGTAAGTCTTGGTGGTTAGATAACAGTGACATTCCAGAAGAATGGGGTATCTAATGATACCTGAATACTTTCGTGGTACTAAAGTACCTGCATATATTAAATCCAAAACACAATTAATTGCTTGGGCATTTACTGAGTTTATGGATGATGAACCAATTAGTAATTGGGAGTTTGTGGTTGACTTATATTGCCACAGGTTCGGTGGGATAATACATAATCTTAGGCAGGAAGGTTATGAAATTACTACTTTACCTAGTAAAAAGAGAGGGTTAGTACATTACTATTGTACAAAATTACCTTCTACGAAAGCTGCTACCATTAGCTAATGATAGAAGTATTTGTGGGGTGTTTGTTTCCGATTTTACTTACACCTCACAACTTGCCAGATTATTTAGAGTGTACTGACGTGTTACCTAAAGTAGAAAGTGTGTTAGTTCATTATGAGGTAGTAGAAGAACACTTTAAAAAGGACGACATCTTACGTGCATTAGGTGTTATATACTGCGAAAGCTCAGGTAAAGCTGGAGCAATTGGAGTTAATACTAATGGTACAAAAGATGTCGGACTCTGGCAATTCAATGATAATACTTGGTTATGGTTAAAACCTAAACTAGGTATAATAAGTAAAAGAACTAACGTAGAAGTATCAACAGCAGTGGCTTCTTGGTTAGTTTACAATGACGGATGGCATCATTGGAACAGTAGTAAACACTGCTGGAAAGGAACTGATAATGAATTGTTGTGGATACACACTAACAGTATGTCCAGTAACTGACATAGCATATTGTGATTATTGTTCTAAGAACTGGGGTCATGCAGATGACTTGGTCTAACATTAATCAAGAGTTTAAAAAAGAAATTAATAAAATATTAAATCTTAAATGTGAATTATGTGGTAACAGTTACATGACAGATTTTACTTTAGTTAAGTATTGTAATGATTGTATAGAAAAACTAGAACTAGAAATGGACGATATTGATGAATGAAAAAATAGATATATTAAAAATAAATATATTTAGTAATCCTAAATATTTAAAAGTCTGGGCTAGTCAATTCAGTAAAGCATGTGGTAGTGATACATTTAATGTAGCACCTGACATGTTAAGATTAAAATTTTTAATGGACAAGTTTGTCCAAGATTATAACTGGCACTTAGCACAGTTAGAGGAGGAATAATGGTATATAATACCGAGTTTAAATCTTTAGTAACAGCTAAAGAAAAGTTTCATATAACAGATGATAAAGTTAAAAAAGCATTCAGAGATTGGAATAAAGAAAAATTAGAACTTGCACGACAAGCTACAAGTTTTGGAGGTCGTAGGTTACTAGGTGTAACAGATAACAATGTACCAATTTTTGCATCATATGAAATAGATAAAAAAACATTAACGTTAACTTTAAAATTAACACATAGTATAGATACTATACGTAATTCTAAGTATTGTCCTAGACGTATTACATTAGGTACTAATGAAAATCTAAATAATTTAGAGTTTGCTATGCGTCCTGCTAGTAAATTAGACCATGGTGAGATTACTGATAAAAGTATTGATTACCTTGAGAAATTAATAACTATGGTTGAATCAAGCACTATAGGTAAAGTTAATGGTAAATGTAGTACACAATTGTTTATGCATGTGTCTAACTTTATTCATGCTGGTTCACCAGAAACAGGTAAGTTTAGATGGCATGATGTAATGAAAACCTGGAATATGCCATCAGGACAGTACTTAACTATTTATGGATAGTCTTTCAGAGATAAGAAAAGAAGCTATGGAGCGTGCTAATGGACGCTGTGAATGGGCTTATTGTAATGATGATAAGTGGTTAGAGTTAGCACACATACAGGGTATAGGTATGGGTGGTAATAAAAAACGTAAATATGACATAAATAATGTATGTATATTATGTAAATATCATCACGATATTTATGATGGTCGTAGACCTAACGGAAGTAAACGTGCATATAGAGATTTATTACAAGGTTTTTTAAAAAGAAAAGCTTCAGAATAAACTACGGACGTTAGTTACCTAATTTATTGTAGAACTTATTCCATTTTTTAGCAGAATTATAATTTGATTGAGCTTTAACATAAGCTTTGTCTGCTTCTCTATATAAAGAATCTGAGTCTGCAGTAGTAAGTTTATCACCATGTTGTCCTATAACTTTATAGTATTGTTTATAAGTACCTTCATATTGGTTACCTTTTTTTAAAGCAGCATCACGCATAGCTAGATGTTGTTTTTTTCTAGCTTTTAATTCTTTTTGACCAAGACCTTTATAACCTTGACCAACTAGATTATCTAGTGATGACATTTTTCTAGGTGTACCGTCTTTTTTACTAGGCATTATCTGTTTAACTTTGTTCCATCATTATTACTATTACGGTCATTCCAAATTTTAATAACAACATTTTTTAAATCTTCTTTAGGCATAGCATTAGGTTTTCTATTAGAACCTGTTGAAGGATAATAAGGCATTGGTTCAGCTTGTGCTGGTGGTTTAGGTCTATTTGGTTTAGGTCCAGGTTTAGGTAAAGGTTTACGTGGTTGTGTTTTAGGACGAGTTTTTTTAACTGTAGATTTTCCAGCACCTGTAATATGTTTAGTTGATTTAGCCATTATGGATTTAATTTTGTTCCATTATTTTTTACGTTTCTATCATCCCATACTTTTAAAGTTGGATTATCCATTTTAACTTTGTTAGGATTAGGTATATCAATACCAGTAGTAATCTTTAAAACACCTTTAGCAAATGTTGTTATAGGATTATCAGCACCACCTGGTAACCAACCTTTATTATATTTTTTATCCCAATCATAATAGGTCATACGTTTTGTTTTACCTTTTCCACCACCTTCAATTCTTGGTACATTAGGCATATTATTTACTCACTTTCTTATCTACGACTGCTAATTGTTTTTTAGCAAATTCTTTTATTACTACTAACGAAGCAGAGGCACCTGATATTGCAGCAAGTTGTACTGTGTTAATATCAACACCTACTAATGGAGCAACTGTTAACGCACCAAGGAATGCTTGAACAAATGTCCATAATGTTTTTTCTAATACTAATTTATATTCGTTACTCATTAGTAACCTCCACTTCTACGTCCTGGAAAAAACTGTTCTAAGAATTTATCTGCAGAACCTTTTGTCATCATTGGTATACTTAACATATTAGTCTTTTTCATTACAGATTGTGCAGCTTTTACAGCTTTACTTGCAGCAACAGCAGCAGCTACTTCATCCAAACCTCTAGCTAAACCTTTTTGAAATGCTTTTTGATAATTAATATCTGTTTCCAAAACTGCTTTAGGTAAATCAGTTGGTTTAGTATTTTTAGAACCAGCAACTACATTACCAGCTCCATATTTAGTTTTAAAAACTGCTCGTGACCTATCACCAGAACCAACACCTGGTTGTGGTTTAGGTTCACCAAAACTTTCATTTATATCAGATTGACTAATACCTTCTGGTAACATATTAGGGTCTGTTAATGTAACTTTTTTACCTAGTACATTTTCCCACCATCCAAGACCTGTTTTTCCAGAACTTAAGTTTTGATTTTTCATTGTAGTTTGATTAAAAAAATCACCTTCTCCTTTTGTTAAATAATCAAGTTTGTCATATTCTATAGTTGAAGGTTTAGCTGTTGTAGAATATCTAGGGTTAGGTTGTGATGAAACACTATATGTTTTATTAGCTGTTCCTGGTTCTATAGGTAATCCTTTACCTTCTCCTAATCTTAAACTTGTATCTTTAATACCAGCTGAATATCTTTCAGATTTTACTATATCTAATCTTGGTGCATTATCCATAATTATTGCTTTACCTTTTGCTGAATTGTAATAATCTACTTTATATTTTGTTACAAGTTTATCTATTGTATAATCTCTTGCATTTAAATTAGCTTTAGCTTTATTCATTATTTGTTCTGAAATAGGTTTTTTAGATTTAGGACTAGGTTTAAAATTATCAGATACTTGAGCAATTTCTTTTTGTAAAGCATTGTTATAATTTTTTTCTGCTACTTTTCTAAATTCTTTTGTTATACCAAATTCTTCTAAATCTTTATCAAATCTACCAAAAGTACCTTGACCCTTAAATATATCTCCAGTTTCTTTAGTACCTTTAGGTACTTGATTTATTGCTGCAGATATATCTTGTCTTGGTCTAGCTACATCAGTATCAAATTTACCAGTATATTTAATTGAATCTTTTGAACGTTTAGAAGGTTTTTTCATAAGACCTTCTTCATTTATAGCAAGTTCTCTATCTACGGCATCTAGTCCTTGACCTTGAGTAGCTCTGTCATAATTAATTTCTCTAGCAGTTTGTTCATATGAAGTACCCATTTGCATTTTAGATATTTCAATATCTGATTCTAAATCTACAATAATTTCGTTATAGTATTCTCTATAAGTTTTAGGAGTACCATCTTCTTTAAAAAATTCTTGATTAGTAACAAGTTTATCTCCAGTTAAACCTTTACGTTTTGCTTTTTTCATTTCATATTCGAAATCAATATCAGCAGATTTTTTTCTAATAGCATCTACTTGAGGGTCACCTGTAGGTATAAATTTTTTAGGACCTTTAGATACTGTCATTGGTTCATCAACTAAACTAGCGTCTACACTACTAGCAGCTTTTTTTACAGCATCTAATTCTTGTTGTAATGCAGCAACTGATTTAGATTGTTCTGTTTCAAAAGGAACCATATCAAAATCACCAACATCACCAAACTGTCTTAATGAATCAGGATTTTGTCCACCTGTTGTTACTGAACTAGAAAATCTTTCATCAATAAAAGTTTGAGCATCATAATCTAATAATCTATCTAATTGTCTTTGACGTTCAGCACTAGATGATTGTGCTGGATTATAATCCTCAGCACCTTCGCCCATATAAGGACCTTCTTCGTAACCTTCAGCTAATCCAGTAACATCATCATCTCCGCTAAATGCAGAGCCTTTTTTAAATGGTTGTCCAATTTTTGGCATATTATATCATTCTCTTTTCATTTAGTTTAGCAGATAATATTTGCACTTCGCCACTTATCTCTTGTAATTTTTCCATAACATCTTTAGAACTAATTAAATCTGATGGACTATCATTACTTGCTACTATTGATAGCTTACCATCATAATCTATATATTCAACCTCTACATTTAAACCTGACTGAATAGCTGCTAATACACGTGGATATACAAGTTTATATGCATCAACACTATTACCTACAAACCCATCTTTGTTTACTAGGTTACTAGTTTGTGTATTTCCCAACAGTAAACAACCTGCAGTATTCTCATCTGTGTTACCTACGTGCCATAGTATGTACTCAAATCCTGGTACATCTAGTACCCATATCATACCTTTATGGAAATCTGCACCATACTTTGATATATATTTATTATGAAATCCACCTTCAGTACGTAGTCCTAGCTTATAAGTACCAGCAGGTATGCGTGTTTCACCCCAGACTTTAACATCACGTTGTTCATCTTCTAATGTGTAGCAAAGAAATGTACGTTTACCATTGTTAACTTCAAATAGCAATCCAGATGTAGAGTCTTTTTGACTACTAACTCTAAGAACTTCGTACTTCATTTACTGATTCCCATACTGCACACCAACCATAAGGTGCTACTTGTTCTTGGAATTTAATGCAATAGTTATTAGAATAATATTCGCAATTACTACAATACTCACCAATTGTATTACTTCTGTTAACATACGCTCCTGGTAATGACATTACCACTTAACTTTATGTGACCAATACTTAGCAGACAACTTAGATGTAGGTTTACCTTGTGCATTATGTCTAGCATAATAAGACTTTTTACGTGCTTTATCTTTTTTACTTTTAGGATTTTTACCAGCACCTTTAACGCCTTGTTGTCCAAATCTAACTAACTTGTATGTATTACCTTCTTTAGCCATAACAACATGCGATTTAGTTTTGTGGCTAGGTGTACGTTTAGGTTTATTAACACCACTAAGACCTTCTTTTTTCATTGTGTTTTTAATACGTTCAGGTATTGCCATTATATCTCCTGTTTTCTCGTTTAACTAAGTATAATGATATCTGATTTGTAAAGCTATTTATTACTGCAGTTATCACTGCCATGCTTACAATTACAAATTTGAACAAACGAACCATCTTCTTTTTTTTCTACCATGCACATAATTACATTATAAACGCTGCAATAACTATGGCTACTGTTCCTACTAATCCTAGTATTTTATGAAACTCTGATTTATCTAATTTAGTATCTAATTGATTTTCTATTTTGTCTAACTTTTCTAATATCATTATATTTAATTCCTTCTGTGTGAAGCCATTACTATATTTTTCGTTAGACATTATGGTAGGTCATCCTCTCTAAGTGAAATAAAATCCCATTCCTTATCAAAGGATGAACGATTATCCCAATCCCAGTTACTTAATCTTTTAATATAAGAACTAATCTCTTTTAAAAAATAACCTATTAAGAAACCTATTATAAAATCCATAAGCAGGATTATAACATAAAATGTTATGCAGGTTTTGGATTATCAGATTTGACTTTTGCTATGTGGTCTGCCCAAACAGTAGTTCCATTAACGCTATCCCAGTACATCATATCTAACTGGTCTGCAATAGAACCATAAGCATCTTGTCTAGCTTGGATATAACCAAACTGTTGGTCATTCCACATAGAATTAGCTCTATCAATAATTGCTTGTTGATATTCTGTTTCAGTAAATTCTTTTACACCATTTGCGTCTTGACCAAACAATGGTTTAGCGTCCTCAACTTGTTGAGTTGCTATAACTGTTAGTTCTTCTAATGTTGCCATATCTCTCCTATATTACCATATATTTCTTATACTTACTTGTTTTTAACTATAAGCAATTCCATATAAACTAAAATCTCCACTCATAGTTCCTGCTGAAACAAAAAACTTTACACCATTATTTGCTTGTGCAACATAATGAGAGCCACCACCTATTTGTGTTTGTATTTCGCCTGTATCTCTTGTTCCACTACAATTACCAAACCACATTGGATATTTAGAACTTTCATTGAAATTACCTAATACAAATTCGCCTGACGCTACTTCCCCTGTTGAGTTTCCTAAGTTATTGTAACTAACATAAAATCTATCATAATTTTGTAAAGCATTATTATATTCGCTTACTGATGTTTCAACTATAAGTGCTTGATTATAATTTGCACCTGTTTGTTCAGTACTACTTGCAAAAACTCTCATTTGAAAAGAAATTCCGTCATTACTAAAAGTAACATTTCCCCACCTAACAATGTAATGATAATAATTTGTATTCCAATTTGTTAAACCTAAATCAACATAACTTACTGCTGAAGCTGATGTATGTTGCAATAATTCTAAACTACCTGAAGCCATTATTAACTCTCCCTATATCCAAAAACTCTAATCTTGCCACTTGTAAAAGTTTGTCCTGAATTAACTGTTATATATTTAAAACCTCTGCAACTTGTTGTAGCATTTAATTGCCCACCATAAATAACTAATCTTCCTGTAGTATCGCCTGAATAACTTGTAGAAAATATTTGTGTATAAACACTCTCATAAGGTTGTGAAATATTTATCCAACCACTCAAACCACCATTAGCAGAAAATACATCTGTTAAAACTGATTGCCACTCAGTATCACTAGAACTATATAAAGTTGCATTATTACCTGCCGTATCTTTAACTCTAAATCCATAAGAATAATTTGAAGTAATTTCTGTTCCTGAACTATCTAATAATCTTAAATCACTTCTTGTATTTGAACTGTTGCAAGATACATTAGAAAATACTATTTTATAATTTGTATAAGTGCTTGAAAAAACATTATCAACTGTAAAAGAAGTAACACCTGTTGTTATATCCAAATCTGCAATAGGTATTAATTTACTCATAGCACACCATATAAAGACATTGTTGTTCCTGCAATTATATTGTAACTAGCATTATTTGCATAAACTCTAAAAGAATTAAAAGCATTAAGAGTTGTAGTTGTATATAAAGTTTGATTTCTATATATAGAAGTATCATTTGTGTTATATCCTAAATAACCACCAACTGCACTATCATATTTTGAAGTGCTTAACCAATTATCAAAAATATACCAACCTATAGCAGTTGCAGTAGTGCTAGAGTTATCACTTGAAACTGCATAAGTATAAGCAGTATCAGTAGCAGAACTTGTATTAGTATTAACTGTTTTATTATTACCATAAATAGATGCTTTTCTATGTGTTGCACTTGTATAAAAAGTTGAACAATTATTAGTTGATAATCTAATATCTAAGTGTTGTCCATTAGTAGTTCCACCACCATTAAAAATAAATAATTGTTGTGTATAAGTATCATTTTGAATATTTGTAAAATCAACATAATTAGTTGAGCCTGTTGCAATTTGTGTAGATATATGAATTAAACCTGTTAGCTCTAAAGACCATTGTCCTGCATTTAATAAATCTACAACATCATTAACTTCAAATATACCTGTGTTAGAACCATCTGCTTGTGTAGGACTTTGAGGTATATATCCGTATTCGTTGCTTTTACTCATTTACTAAATCCCAATTTTGTGTTTCTTCGTTCCAAATATATGTTGTATCTTTACTTGTTTTTTGAGGACAAGCTATAGGTGGTTGCCAAGTCCAAGTAGTATTATCTAATGTCCAACTTGGATAAGGTTGTGGTGCATAAAAGACATCATTTACTTCGTCATAAATTGCACCTATACCTGCATAATTACCACGATAAGCAGTTCCACCAAGTATATGTTCATTATTATATGTATTATAAGAAGTTCTTTTGCAAGTCATACCTAATAAATTTGTATAGTGTTCTTCCCAAGATGATACATTGTCAGGTAATTCTGTTAAATCATTTTCATCTATTCCTACATATACTGCTTGAACAATATTATTTTCATCTAAAAATGCGTAATGTGCCATTAGGTCCAACTCACAGTTCCACTAACACCTGCTGTTATAGCAGTAACTTTATCGCTACCTACTGTAAATGTTGTAGCAGTTAAACCTGAAGTTGTTATTGTATGCGTACTAGGATAGCGTAAAATTACGATACCACTTCCACCACTTCCACCATTACCAAAACCATAAGCGTTGTCGTGACCACCACCGCCACCGCCACCTAAATTAGTAACACCGAATTGTCCGTAGCTTTCGTCAGTTCCAGCACCGTCGCCACCGCCACCTTGGCCACCGCCACCTCCATTAACTCCGTCAAAATCTACGCCTTTACCTCCGCCACCACCTCGTCTTGTAGCAATACCTGTAATTGAAGAAGAAAGACCGTTACCACCAGCTCTGCCACCTGCATTTTCAGAACCACCACCACCTCCAGCTGAACCACCAACTTGACCTTGAATTGGATTAGTTACTCTTGCACCGTTCCAACCACCACCAGAACCACCTGTATTACCTGTAGTCCTAAAGTTATTTCCTCTACCACCACCTGTAGCAGTTATTGTTGCAAATACTGAATTGCTACCATTATAACCACCTGAGCCAGATGTAATGCCACCACCACCTGCACCAACAGTTACTGTATATGAAGTGTTAGGTAATACTGTTAATGGTGTTTCTGTAGGTTGCTGACCACCTGAGTATTCTGAAGCATAAGAATTGCGATAGCCACCGCCACCGCCACCATTACCATTATCAGAACCACCTCCACCTCCACCTGCAAGAACGAGGTATTGAACTTGAAATGTTTGTAATTTAAACTGACCTTTTCTTAGTAATTCAACAACATCATTAACTTCAAATACGCCTGAGTTTGCAGAACTAGATTGTGTAGGTTTAGCACCTGTAAAGCCATACTTTGCCATAGGTACTCCTTATTAAACTGTGATTTCTAATGCAGACAAATATGCTTCTAAATCTCCTGAAGCTGCAGCACCTGTTATTTTAATTTGT